CATCAATGGCGTGGTTGAATGCGTCTATGGGTTTGTTCAAGAGGTTGCCGTTCTTGTCCTCCACCCATTTGTAGTTCTGAAGTTCCTTGATTAGGTTGCTGCTTCGTGGGGTTACAAATAGCTTGTGCCGCTTCAGCACGTCAATGCCCACTATGACGCTATCTGCTCCCTTCTGCGTGGGTTTCACGTTCCATCCCATACGATGCAACTCCTCAATAGATTTGGGTTCAGCAGAGTCAGCATATATTTCTGCCCTTCGGTCAAGCCCAAGTGACGCAAGCACGTTGCTGATGTCGGGGTTGGTCATACCCGTGCGGTAAATCAACTCATCCACATACAGATTGTCTCCCGACTTGTAAACTGCCACAAGTGCCGTTGGGTCGTTAGTGTACCCGAAGTCCATCCCGTGACATAGGAGCGTGGCATCCGTTGGTATCTCTCCTTGCCCGTATTGGAAGATGGTGGCTCTACTCATCCCACGTTCTCCTAATCCGTAGATTCTCCAATAGTCGCTATCGGTATCACGCAAGCGTTCTATTTCATTTCGGATGCTGCTATCAAGGAACGGGTTGTCAAGGTAGGTGGTCTGATAAAACTCGCAGTCATCACGGGTTACCACCTTATCGTATATCCAATGGAATGCATCCGAAGGGTTGTAGTCAAGGATTGCCCTGCCTTCGGTACGCAGGATGAGCTGCTGCCAATCCTCGTAGGTTAGCTCGTTAGCCTCGTTGATGTATAGCAAGTCCCTCTTGCGACCCCGTATCTTTTGCGGTTGGTCAAGGCTTATGAACTCCACAAGGTTGCCATTCAGATAATACTCGTGGCTTGACCTGTTATGATAGCTCTCGTTGTACAAGTCGTGGTTGCGCAGTATTTCAAAGAAGTCCCGCATCACAGAAGCCCGAAGCGAAGGGAACGTCTTGCGGCAGATGGTGATGGTCTTGTTTGTCTCCCGTGTGCTATAATAGAAAATCACCCATAGCAGGATGTTGTAAGTCTTTCCGCTACGAGTGCCGCCCTGCTCAACGACTATCTTCTTGTCGCTGCGCTTTAGGTGGTTATATACTTTATTGGTCTGAATCTTCTCCAAGCACTTCAATTTGAAATAGCTTGCCCGAAGATACGTCTACCTCTTGGCGTTCCACGTACCCACGCTTCTTGCCTTTGGTCTTTAGAAAGAAGATAGTAGCGGTGGAGTTGCCCTCCTTTATCTGCTTGTGCAGTTGGCTCTCTGCGAAGTCAATCGCTACGTCTGATAGTTCTTCGACTGCTGCTTTGTATTCCTTATCCTCTTGCATCCATCGGTAATGTGTTTGCCTTGCGATGTCAACGCTCTTGCAGGCAGACGTAACTACTCCTAACGATTTCTCTAACGCATCAAGCATTGCCTTTTTATGGATGTCACTACGTGTCATTTTAACTTATTGTATAATTGCAATGCACTATGAATTGCTTGGTCCATATTAAAATATTTATATTCAGCCAACCTTCCTATAAAATAAATATTTTTCTTTTCTAATTCTTTTGCTGCTTTTTGGTATTTTGAATAAATCTCTTTGTTCTTACTTGTAGGCATTGGATAATACTCCTCACCATTATTGGTGCTATATTCTTTTGCTATTATACTATAATCAGATTCGGTGCCATAGAATTTTTTGTAATCTATTTTTCTCGTGTATGGATATTTAAGCGAAGGATAGTTAACCACTGCAGAAGGTTGATAATTCTTTACTTCGTGTGTTTCATAGTCAAATTCTAATGACCTGTATTCTAATTTGCCAAACCTATCTGAAAAATAAGAATCTATTTTGCCTGTAAAAAAGAGCCTATTAGATTTGTGGTGTTTATTATCGTATTCTTCGTTGAGTCGTACTTCAATGTTTTTGTGGTCTAACATATTTTTTACAAATTCAGTATAACCATTTTTTGGTAATGCCTCATATTTGTCTGAAAAGTATTTGTCGTTAAAGTTTTCCCTAACAGGTATTCGTTCTAAAACTGATGCATCTAACTCTATTGGGTCTACATCCCATTGTTTCTTTGTATAGTTTTCAAACATTAATTCGTATAATTCCTTACCCACACGAGATAAAGCGGCATCTTTAGAATTTTTTACATCTCCCTTTATTTGATTATTATAGAGCCATTCCTTCATTTCGTCTTCATTCTTTATGTTTAAATTAAATAACACATTTACAGTGGTAATATTTACAGGAACAGGAACAAATTTATCGTTAACAAATGATAAGACACGATGTTCATAAGGTAACCATTCAGAGAATCTATTGACAAACTCCCAAACGTCTTCGTTAGATGTGTGAAAGATATGTGCGCCATACTTACTTAATCTTATATTAGTTTTTTCATCAATGTAATCATAAACATTGCCCCCTATATGGTTTCTCTTATCTATAACCAACACATTGTGTCCATCATCAGCTAATTTTCTCGCTAAAGTGGCGCCTGATAATCCTGCACCTACAACAATGTTATTCGTCATTAGATTCTCTTTTTTTAACTACGTTATTGTTTAATATTAAATCAGTATCCCACTCCTTTGGCTTTTTAAGTTTATGTTTATGTTGTAAAAATGGTTCTTTTTGAATTGTACTTGATTTTACCATATAGCTGACTTTTCTTGTGTAGATATTTGGATACATACTTTCGGCATACTCACCTCTTTTATTATCCTTCAGCATAGCATTATAGATTTTACGATTCCCATCCATTGATGTTTTTTTACCCGTCTTGCCATATCGCAAGGCATTTCTAACAACACAACTTGGTTTTTTATTTATGCCATTATAGATGCTCATAAGTATGTCATCTTCTGTTGAATTCTCAAATTGAAAATTCTTGTCTACACGATGAACAAAAAAACTATATGGGAATCCTGCAGTAATTTTTATTGTCTCTAAACTTGGATATGCTGCCATCTCAAAACCAACTGCCCCTGTATTTGAATTTTCAGCTATAAAAAACAATAATTTTATTAAATCAAAAAATGCTTGTGGTTTATTTTTCTTTACACTAATATTTTTTTTATTTATTTGATAAAACAATTGAGTAATGTTATCATCTAAATGCAGAGCATAATCATAATTGTTTTTAATAGCATATTGATTTATGGTCTCTCTTGTTTCAGCACCAAGATTAGTTTTGGTTTCTCTTTGTCTTAATACAAACTCATTGTGCAAAGCTTCACTTGTCTCTATAGTAACTATATCTTTGATTTTTCTAAAATCCTTTGCGGCATTGGGATTGTTTGTTGCGATGATAAAATCAATCCCTTCTTTTTTTAGCCTTTCTCTAACAGGTGGGATAAGAAATCTTCGTAATGTAATGTTATCAATATATGGTCTACCACCAAGTATTGCAACGAGTTTTTTACTTTTTAAAGACATACATCTTTCTTTGAGTTCCTATTTGACCTTTAATGCTTTCAGTTATATCTGTACTACTTAATTCATATAAAGAAGTTATTTTATCTAAATCTTCTACATTTTCATAAGCAACAATTACTATTGCCATTAGTTGGCTACTATCTACATCTTTAGAATCCATTATTATATCTTCATTTCCCCAACTTGTAGGCAAGTCCAATCCCCAATTAGTAAGAGCATCAGGCTCCCACTCATTAGCAAGCAAGTCCCAATCCCATTCTCCGAAGCCTACGTTGTCCTTAATGATAAACTCATCCTTCTGCGCATCGGTCAGTTGGTCAGCTACTATAATAGGCACCTCTTTAAGCCCTGCTGCAATACACGCCTTTAAGCGCATATTACCTCCAAGCACTACCATATTGCCATCTACCACGATTGGCCGCAGCTCAAGCATCTGCGGGAACTCCTGTATGGACTTCACAAGCTTCTTGAACTTGTCATCCTTTATGATTCTTGGATTCTTGGGGTTTGGTATGATTGTACCGATTGTTGCTTTTTGCATAACTAAATAACTCTTTTTAATAAATGGTGGTTGTGAACCTCGTAAAGGTAGTCCTTCTTTAGTTTAGTTCCGAAGTCAGCCTCGTGGTGGCAAGACCTGCATAATGCCATCAGGTTTTCTATCGTATCAGCAATTTTGCTTCCACCCATTCCTCTTGGTTCTATGTGGTGTATGTCTACGGCTTTGCCTTGACATACCTCGCAGGGGATGAAGTCAGTTGTTGAGTAGCCCATCCCTTTTAGATAGACCTTTGTGTGGTTCTTCACCTTTGGTAAATCCAACAGTCATCAATGAACGTGGCGTGTGGCAGCAGTTCATCTACCGCTTGGATTACTCCCTTCCAATTCTCGTGGTAGTCATCTCCTGCTATGTAGCCTCCCTTCTTTACTTTGGGTAGCCATAGCTTGATGTCCTCTTTTACCGCCTTATAGGAATGGTCAAGGTCTATGAATACCACGTCAAGGGATTCGTTAAGAAACATTTTTGCTGCTACTTTGGATGTTCCTTTGATTACATTGTAATTACGCGAACCCATATTCTCCAAGAATAGCTCGTAGATGTCGTTGGTCTTGGCGAGCTTGTAGTAGGAGTCTATGTACTCTGCCGTTCCTTTGAATGAATCTATGATTGTGATTTCTTGGTGTGTTGCTTTGTCGCATAGGTAGGCTGATGACTTACCGAGCCACGCACCCAACTCTACGAATGTGCCGTCTTCGGGCATATT